TCTTGCAATCGTGGTTTAGCAGCGTGACGAACATCTGCAATGCGTCGAACTCGACATGGCGGATCACGCTTGTCTCGTGGTTGCCGTAGCCGATCAGCGCGATATGCTTAGCGTATGGCTTGAACCAGTTCACCGCGTCGTTTACGACGGCTTGCAGGTAGTTGCCCTTGTTGTGTTCAGGTCGTATCTCATCCTTGCCTCTGCGTGGATCTCCGCGCCCCTGCATCAGGCAGAAGGTATCGCCGTTCATGATGATCTTTGCGCCTCTGCGCACGGCTTCGTCGAGGTGGCTCTTTAGCAGGTCGCGATCACACTTCGGGTTGTCCCAGTGTAGGTCGCTGATGAGCAGAAACTCCGCCTCCCTCCCTTAGCAGTCGAAGGTGTGAACATTCGCTGCGTGTCGGGTTATATTCATACTATTGGTTTGGTGTTGACTTCAGCAGCTTCATGATGCGCACTTCCAGCACCTCCGTGATCTTGACGCCTGAAAAGCCGACGATGAAGGCGAGGCCGTACTCGATATTCGGTGCTTTTATGTTCAGGATGCCGATGATCACAGGCGCGATGTAGGTAGCCGATAGCGTGCCTGAAAGCACGGCGATCAGCTGCATTTTCCAATTCTTCATCTTGGGTGCGAGCAGTAGTGCGCCGAAGAAGCCAGCGATGGTCAGGCCGAGGTTGATGCCGATTGATTTGAGGAAGTCGATCATTGTTAATCTTCGTTTAGTGTGTTAGATACGTCGTCGCGCTCGGTGTAGTCCTTGCCGTACTGCTCATCCCATCCGAGGAAGGTATGCACGCCTATTGGCGGAGGCCAGCACTCGAAGGGCAGATAGTCGGCTTGCGGCTCTGCATCCCAAAGAATGTCGACGCAGTAAGTTCCCTCTATTTCACCCAGCGGCACTGCGAAGCCTTGCGGCACTGGTAGCGCGGTGAATGTCGCCTCGTTGGGGAAGGCGTATTTGCGGAAGGTCGGCATTATAGTCGGGTTAATTCGGCAAGTTGGTCGTTAGATAGCCGCGTGGTGTAGAGTGCGGCGGCGCGGATACGGTCGTTGAGAAATGCTGCCGTTCCAAATGTTCCAAGGTTTACCGATGTAAATGATGCACCAAAAGTGAAAGCAGACGTGCTTGTTGAGCCAGCTTGCGTTCCGTTGACAAATGCCGCTATATCACCGGATTTGTAAGCGATAGCTGCTTTAACAAAACCAGTTGCGGAAAAAGTCTGCGAGAAAACGCTAGAAGCTGCCGAGCGCAACTCCAAGGTCACTAAATTGGCAGTACTTCTCCGTATATGTACGCTGTTATCAAAACTTGCGGCAACTAAACGTATTGCATAGCCCTCAACTCCGAGTGTCTGCATATTAAACTCAATGTAAATCGTCCCCTCGGTTTGCCCTATCAAGCCACTCACGAGCGCACCCGATGCGCTGATGACGTCGGCGGCACGGCTGACTGCTGCTGCCGTTGTGGGGATGTATGTCGTCGCTATGCTGCCTGCTTCGAGTTGTGCGCCCCAAGCGTAAATACTTGTAGCCGTGTTGCCAGTATAATTTACAAACCTTGTGATTGGATTTGTGTTGTTTGTAAACACAATAATTGGCCCTCCGCTTGTCCCACTTGCGGTTGCGGTTTGTATAAGCGTGCAGCGATACCAACCGTTGCCGTAGTTATCAATCCTACCCGTACATCCCGCACCCGTCAAACCCACCGTACCGCTTGTAAGGTTAAAGTTTGCAAATCCAGCAAGACCTGTGGTAGAAAAAGCCACTTGCATCCAATCGGGTGAACCTGCGGCTTTTTTAAGAAAAACACTTCCCGCATAAGTCGTGCCGCTCACAATAGCCATAGTTTGCGCCAAAAAGTGAATACCACTTACAGCGGTTTCAAAGATTTGGTCAGCCGTATTGTTTCCTGCTGGGTCGGTTGTCCCTGTCACATTGCCGCTTACTGTTGTGTTTGTAGGCGTCCAAGTTGTTGTAAAATCCTCACTCTGCAAGCAAAGATTCTGCCCACTCGCCTCGACCAACAAGCCGGGACACGACTGCCCCAGCCAGTCGATGCGCGGCACTCCCGAAGCTACGCTCTCAATCAACCCGCTGCTATTCACCCGCGTCGCCGTTGTGTTGCGGCTGACGGCGAACCGCATCGTGCTGTCCTCCGCCACAAATGGAGGCACGTCTTGGTATAGGTTGCCAGCCTTGTAGAATTGCGGAACGATCAGCAGCGATGGCGTTGCAGGCAGACCGTCAGTGTAAGCCTCTTGACCGCGTGCCACCAAGCAGCTGCCTGTCCCAGCGTTTTCATCTTCAACAGTAGCACCTGCGCCCTTCGCGCCTTCAAGCGCTGCTGCCCACTGCGTCTTGTAAGGATTCGTGCCGTGTTGCGCGACAAACGGCAAGCCGTAGCCAATGCCTAAAGCCATCAGACCGCGCTTACGATGGTTACGCCCTGCATCGAATATCCGATCACACTGCCTGCGTTCAGCGTCACGGCGGCGATCCTACGTCCGTTGTTGGCGGCTATGATCATACCCGGACTGAACGCTTGACCCGAAGGAAATAAGCCGATGCCACCACCACTCACCGCAGTCATCATATTCGTTCCGTTGCTATCCGTGAGCGTCGTGAACTTGGCTTCTTGGTTGACGACCAGCACGTCATAGGTGCGACCTGTCACCGATGAAACCGCACCTGCGCCAACTGCCAGCACTTCGGCTGCCATTCCGCGACCGAGTAACGCATCCATTTGTTGTCCTACGTTCATTGTATTTTCTTTAAGTGTAAATATCGTTTTGCCTGATTCTATGCAATTCTGTAATCGTGTTTTTAACGCGTCGGTATTTGGCAGACGTTGCGGCTGAATGGCAACTCAAACACGACCGTAGCCTGCCACCCTGCGACCTTGTCATCGCGTGCCTCCACGAAGCGCGTAGCACTCACCGCGCCTGTGATCGTGTAGTCGCGGTCAGGGTCATCGGTGAACTCCGCGACGAAGTCCTGCATGATACGCAGGGTGTCGCTTAACACCTCATCCTCGTTGTCAGTCCACCGGTAGACGACGCTGCCACTGATCGTCGCATCCACGCCGCGAAGGTCTGCCACCCTGTCCATCACAAGCACGCTGACGGTTAGGTTAGTCGCGCCAATAGGCATTGACGCGCTCTGCGCATCGACGAACAAAAGCGGGTAGATAACCCTATCCCTGTCGGTTGTCCGCAGGTTGATCACGTTGTCCGTGCCGATCGCCAGCGGATCGCCGAAACCCACCGCGTTCAGCTGCAGGTGCGACTCCGCGAAAGCTATCAGGTCGTTTTTGATTGTCACCCAACTGCTCATAAAATTGCTTTAGTTTGTTTATGTTTTTGCTATGCGCCATTAAAAGTAGTTGCGTCTGTTTTCCGGGTAGTCCAGCGGATCGCGATACCTGCCCCTGCGCCCCAGCACCATGCCGGTCTGGTAGGCGCTGTTGGCCGGGTAGATCGTGTCAATGGCGACAGGAGGATTATCGAATAGCGGAAACAGCGTGTGGTTCTCCTGCAAATAACGCGTGATGCGCTCGGTGTACCACTCCGCATCGTCGCGGCTTTTGTCCATCAAGCGCGTCATCTCACGTTCGCTCATTGGTGACGACTCCGTGCTGCTCCTACGATCCATGCCCTTGTTCATGAATTTGAAGGCCAGCACCATCGGAAGTTCAAAGTACATCCACTGAATGATCGCTGGCTGAATGTAGGTCTGCATCAGCGTGGTGTTGTTAGCCGACAAAGTGCCGGCGATTACCTGCGTCACGAGTTCCGCGTATAGCGCCGATCCCACCGCTGGCTGAATGTGCATCTCTTGCACTTTCACAATGGTTGGACGTAGCTGCGTGTAGCTTACGTTTTCGCTGATGACCGAATTTTCGATCAGCGTATTTTCGCTAATAAATAGTGCCTTGCTCATTCGACAATTCTTTCAACTTGTGTACCTTTTTTTATTACCAACTGCTGCACCCACATATGGCGGCAGCTTGGCCGGTGCCTGCCATCTTCCAGCGTCAGCCATCCGCCTCTGCGCTCCCATACGCTGTAACCCATCAACGCCGTCAGCTGGTTGATGTCGTCGCGTGTGTATAGGCGTGCGCTGCTCAAGTCCATCATTACCTGGCAGAACTTGCGGCTCTTATCATAGCCGTCAGCCTTGCTCAACCCACGATATTCAGGCCTCCAGTCGTAGCGATAGCGCACTTCGACGATAGGTTCAGGCACTTTCTCCTCTTTGGTCGCTTGACCTATGCCGCGCTTCAACGGATACTTGTTGACTTGCAGGAGGTACTGGATGCGCTTGCGGATGCGCGCCTTACTCACCCCGAACTCCTTGGCCATCTCTTCAACTGTCGCATCCTCGCGTTTGCGCCTATATTTTACGATTTTGTCGTCCAGCGCCTTATCTTGGTCGGAAACGGCAAACTGCATGAAGAACTCCGCCTCGCCGTATTCGTTGAAGTCCAATTCGCGCTCTTGCAGCACCTCAAAGCTTTCACGCGCCTCACCGAACTGCTGACCGACTTGCGCCAAGAACTCCAACTCATCAGCTTCATCCGTGAACGCCTGCTCTTTCACGCCCAGTAGCTGGTCAACCTGTTCCGGGTTGAGGCCGAAGCCAGCCGTCAGCATCGTGCGCGCCTGTTCGAGTGTGACCTTGCCTTGTGAGTAGTGGCGCACAATACGCATAAGGTTTTGGTACTGCCTCCCTGAAAGCGTCTTGATAGCCTCGTTGACGCCTGCGCTCGCTTCTACGGCCACTTCGCCTGCGTCGGGTGTCGCCTCTGCCAGTGGCTCATAACCCGCCTTTTCGCGCAGTTCATCTTGCGTCAAAATCTGCATCAGCGCCTGCTCGCTAAGTTGTTCAGTGATCGGGTCGAAAGGCTGCAGGTAGAGGCACTCGTAGCCGTTGAATGACGTGAGGTAGTTGATCATGCGCTCGACGATCAAAACGCGGTTCATGATGTAGGTGTTCTTGAACAGCTCGTACGCCTCCGACAGTTCCTTTCTGCCACCAAGCTGCCCCTCGGTTCTGATACCGAACAGCATCGGCGAGGTGACGTTGTGCGCTACGAAAATCTCCTCTTGGATCTGTTTATTCAGCAGGTCAAACTGCTTATCAAGGTCGCTTGGTGTTAGCGACTGTATGCTCGGCGCGTTTTCCTTTCCGGTGCTGAAGGTCAGCACAAAGCGCCCTGCGTTGTTCGCTCCGCTGAACTTGTTGCGCATCTGCCGCTCAATCTCCTGCTTCTCCTCATCCGTCGGGATGCCATCGGCGAAGTTGATCATCTGCCCTCCCCAGAACTGGTTGCGGATGTTGTTGATATGGAACTTCGCAATCTCAACGTCGCACTCAATGTAAGCCAGTGCGCCCTGATAGTTTGGCAGTGGGTAGTGCTTGACACCTGCTGCGTAATGCCTGTAATAAAATAGCTGCTTGCCGACGCGGTTATTCGGGTCAAACTTAGGCATGCGCTCAACTTCCGCCCCTTTCGGGTACTGGCGGATCATACGCTCGTCGTACCAATCGGCAATCAGAAACATCGTATCATCCAGCGACACGCGCACCTTTTCAAACGGCACATGTTCAATGAAGGCGATGCCGCCACCCCTGTTCCACGTCACCGCAAGCGCGAAGCCGTTGAACAGTTCGAGATCCAAGACGAACTTTTGCGTCAAGTCGTTGAGGTCATCGTCTTCGTTGACGTCAGCCATGAACGCCTCCGCCTTTGCCTGTTGCGCGACGGTGGTCTTATCCGCATCCACTGCCCAGCCTTTGCCGGAGATGTAGTTGCACTTGCCGTTGACGATTGCGTTGTGCTTCGCGCTTTTCTTGTATATGTCGAGCAAATAATACGGGTAGTCGTTCATCTCCCCGAAGGTATACAGGTCGTTAGCCTTGCTTTGCAGCATCAAAGGGTAGCGATAGTCCGCCTGTGGGATGAAGCTAAAATTCAGTTTAGTCATAAGAAACGTAGTCGATCGTGTTTGTTGTACTCGTGAAACTGCCCTCCGTCGTTTCAATCATCGCCAATCC